ATATAAACATGTCATCTAATAAATCCTGGAGATCGTGAATAATGAATCCTGTCCAAATTGATGGTATGTCAAACTTTCCTCCAATACTATCTTCAGATCTTTTACCGTTGAAAAAAACCGGTTGTTTAAAATATGTATTTCTCATATCTGTCCCAATAAAATCATGTGCTTGTTTTTTTAAATTTTTCATTCGATCAGCTATCCAAACCTCAATAGATGTATTATAAGGAGGTGAAAACTTGTCTAAAATTAACCTTTCAATCTCACTAAACTCTGAGAAACTGGCCATGATTGCATAACGCATATCTGCTAACATTTCCGCTATATGTTGATTTGTCGTCAATCCCAAAAGGACTTTCAATGAAAAGTTGTGTTTAATTACATCTCGCGAATAATCAAATTCATCTGATATCATATCATAATCTAAAATGGCATCTTTGTATCTCAGTAGTGAATTCATGGATGTTGAAAGGATACAAAAAAATTGATCCTTAAGAAAAGTAACTTTGTATGTCTCTATTCTTCTCCACTCTGTTGCAAACATATAAACATCTCTACCTAGTCCTTCTTGTTTCCAATAAGTTACTTTACCAAAGACTCTGGAGAACCATCGTATGTCATCAGAATATCCTATCACCATAAAAGCCTTACCAACATCTTTTCCTTTATCATGATAACTATTGTTCACAAGATAAGTTAAATTGGGTAAACCTGCTGTGAAGAAAGATATAGTGTTACTTGGAAGGGAAAATTGATTAAAGTGCATAAGCTGCTCAGCAATTAAACTCTGGCTAAGAAGGTATTTATATGAAACAGTTTTCCTTATTTCATGCAAAATTGGTTGATATTCAGCAGTCATCATGTTTTTTAGTTCTGCAAGTGCAGGTTCATCACTAGAATTTAATTTTTTAAAAAAAGCTGTATATATATCATTTCCTTGGTACAAATCAGGAATTCTCTCTGACAACATCTCTAAAAATTCGTCAACTTCCCCAACATGATCAAAGCCACAGCTACTTCTACTTTTCGTACTAACTTTTTTTTCTTTCTTAAACCCGCTATGACTTTTTTTCCAAGATGATACATAACTTTCATCTTTGTTTGACATTGGCACTTTCATCATCTTTTGTTTATAAGCTCTAGTTTCATTCAGCATAGGAACATCTTCACCAACTTTTCTTAAAAAGTCAACATAGCTCGTTAAAGGTGTTTTGTTTTTTTTGCAATCTGTCTGGTAATTTATATATTTTTCTCGGAATTTTTCATCTGTTTCTTTGTCAATGTAATAACCATTATTGAATATACCAATATTAAAGTCAGCATGTCTA